CTCAGGGGCGTCTTCGAGCGCCTTCTCGTCGGCCTCCTCGTCCTCAACGTCGTCGAAGCGTTTCTCAATCTGTTCGACCTTTTCGGTGAGGTCTGCCGCCCACGCGGGCGGCTCCTCGGTGTCGTCCTTGCTCATGGTGTCGTCTGTGGTAGTGTCGCTCTCGCTGTCCCCGCCGACGCCGGCGTTCTTCTCCGCGCCCAGGGCCTCGGACGAGGGGTCGTCGTCATCGGACCTGATGGAACCGAGCCCGAGCACGCTCTTCACGCGCTCGAGGAGGCTGGCCTTCGTGTCGGCCTCGTCAACCGGCGGCATATCCATCTGCGACATCGACAGCGAAGACTCCGCCTTCGCCGTGCCCTCGACATCGTAGGCCTCGGCCTCTGCGTCCCAGTCGTGAATGAGATAGACCGCTTCGCCCTCCTCGCCAGTGATCGGTTCGTCCGCCCCGTCGGGCGTGAACTGTTCGCCGATGTCTGCGACGCGGCCGTGGACCGTGGCACCCTGCCACTCCCACGAGACCTTGTCGCCGACGTCGTATGCCGGATCGTCGAGATTCTTGTCCATGTTCTCGTAGGTCTCCTCCTCACCGCGGGCCCGGTCAATCTCGTTGACTTTCGCCCGGAACCAGTCGGCGTAGTACAGCCACTTCGCGTACTGCGCGTTCCCGCAGTCGGACCACTCCTCCTCGCTCCAGTCCGTCGGTGGTCCCTCGGCGGTGAGGTCCTCCTCGTGGCTGTCGAGATACGCCGCGACCTCGCGGATGACGTCTGCGCCCAGCCCGTCACCCAGCGCCTGCCGGACGCGGCGGTCACCGACGCCGGTGCCACAGGAGTCGGGGATGGCCGCGCGGTTGTTCTCGACGGCTTCGGCGGCATTGATGACGCGCTCCGGGAGTGTGAGGTCGACCTCTGTGCCGTTGATGTTGACCTTCCCGGTTGGTGCAGCAGCTTCCTCTTCTTCTTTGAGTGACCCGCAGATGCGCTCGGCCGCTTCGGGGTTGTGGCCCCGCTCTTCGGTCATCGTCTGCATACAGTCGTCCCAGTCATCGAAGCCCGCAAACGGCTTCTCGAGGACATCCGAGCGCGTCAAGTCCGCGCTCTTGGCGGTCTTGCTGTGCTCGGTGAGATACTGGTAGAGTTGCCGGGCGTCGGCTTCGCTGTGCCCACGCTGCTCGGTCATGAGCGCGACGAACTCCTCTTCGCTGTCCACCTGGTCGAGGACTGACTTTCCAAGCTCGCCGCCGTCCTTGTACGTCGCGCGAGGGACTGCGGGGACATCCACGTCCGACACTTCGTCCACAGTGCCGTCGATGAGCTGTGACACCGGGCCGCTGGCCGTCCCCGCACTCACCTCGTCGGGCACCGACACGTCGTCAGGGACATCAGCGTGTTCCTCCTCGTCGGTGATTTCGCCACCGATGGAAAAGCCAGTCAGGACGCCGTCCTTGACGAGTTCCCACAGGTCGTCGTCCTCGTAGTGTCGTGTCGCGACCCAGGTCCCCGGCGGATAGGTGGCCCCACCCAGCTCTTCACTGGTGTCGAGCACTTCCGAGCGCTCGAGTGTGGCCGCATCCTCGGGAAACGCCGAGTGCATGACGCCCGTCTCGACGCTGTCACTGTGGAAGCGCTCGACGGCCTCCGCGCGGAGGAAGTCGCCCTGCCGGTCGAGTTCGTCTGGCACCAGCACCGCACCCGTCGCTGTGCGGTCCTCTTCGTCAACGGCCTTGATGTCGACCGTCTTAGTGAATCGTTCGGTCATGTGCTGTCAGAAGTCCGCCGCGGTCTGGTGCTCGGCCCGCGGAGCGTCATCGCGTCCGGCTCGCGCTACAGTCCAGTCGGCGACTCCGGTGTCGGTCCGCCCTCCGGCAGCCGGGAGTGGTTGCCGGTGATTTCCTCGTAGGGGTAGTCCAACCGGATGTTTTCATGATGGTAGGAGCCGTGACTGCCAGCGTTCAGGAGCCTTTTCCACTCCTCCTGGGGGACGTCGAGGTAGACGTAGAGACTATCCACGCCCTCGGCACGCTTGAAGCGGATGTAGAGTTCGTTCTGGCCTGCATCGTAGACGCCTTGGTCCAGATTCGACGAGTCGAACTGCGCGGTGTCAATGGGTGCCTTCGAGGAGAGGTCAACACTCTCGCGCTCGCCGACGCGGTTGTCCTCCGGGGGCAGGTAGTCCGGCCGCTCGTCGGCCTCGGCAGCCTGTTCGATTGGGTCGCCGCCCAGGTCTGCCACGAGTTGCTCGCCCTCGGGTCGCGGGTTGCCGTCGTCGTCGGTCAGCGGACCTATCCCCAGCTCGTCGCGCACCTCGTTGACGGTCATGGCGCCCTGCGAGGCGACGATGCGGGTGCGAGCGGTTTCGGCCTCTTTGCGGGGCTGGTTCGCACCGCGGAGGTGGAAGTCAAGCGTCCAGTCCGGCGCCTCGAGCGCCTGCTGGTGGAGGACCTGATACAGCCGAGCCGCGAACTTCTGCTGTTCTGGGGCGATGACGTCCGTCGCGAACTCCTCGCGCTGGGCGTCCGAGTTCGACCGGTTCGATGTCTCCGTCCGGTTTAGGAGCACCGGCGGCACTTCGTGGACCTTGGCGATCTCGTGTTCGTTCCGGTCGCGGAACCCCTCGAAGTCCATGTCCTCGGTGCGTGAGGCCGACAGAGGGACCAGTTCGATGCCGACATCGTCGTTCAAGTTGTCGGTGAACTTCTCGACCTCGAGGACGACGGTTCGGTGGGGCGACCCGCTGAGGTCCTGAAACATCTTCCGCAGGTCGCTTTTCGCCTCCTCCTTCAGCTCCCCGCCAGTCACCTTGACCGCGTACCGCGGGATGGCGTCGTTGTCGAAGAAGGAGTGGTTGTAGTCCTTCGCGGCCTCGTCAGCCGCGATGGTTCGCGTCGCCGCAACCCAGTCGGGCACGCCGTAGTACAGCGCCAGCGGGCTGGGGTTCATGACCCAGATGAGTTCATTCGCCGGCCCGTTCGGGAGTTCACTGGCCGCGTCGGCGGTATCGCCGTCCTCCACGTCGACGAACGTCTTGTCCTCGCCGTATCGGTCGCCAGCCTCGCCGAAGAACCGCGTCCGCCCCTGGCGGACCTGAACGTACCCGTGGCCGGCCACGACCTCACCGTTGTCGGTCTCCTGCTTCCGGACGCGAACCGTCCGCGCCGGGATGTGGGCCAGCCCCGTCGGCTGACCCTCGTTGTCAGTCAGGATCTCCAGGGCGCACCAGCCGACCGCGTGGTAGTCGAGTCGTGCCTGCTCGAGGACCTCCTCCGGTGTTGTGGCCGCGGTGCCGTTCGGGCCCACCTGCCAGGTGGAGCTCGCGCCGTTCCAGAACTCGTCAACCGCGTCGAACTGGTCGTCGCTGGCCTCCTCGCGCTCGGTCTCACCCTGAGGGACGATGTCGAACCCGTGGCCCACTTCATATCGGGCCTTCTTCCGAATGGCCGCGGCGTGCGTCTCGTTAAGCTCGAAGTACGCTGCGAGGAGGTCGGCGTTGTACGGGGGCTGGATGCCCCGGCCGATGTCCGTTGCGATCCGGCGTTCGTTGAGCTGGGTGGTGTCGGCGGCCTTTTCCAGCCCCCCGAGCTTCGTGATGCCAGTCTCTTCACTCATCGTCGTCGGCCCCCTCCTCGTCCTCGTCCTCGTCCTCGTCCTCGCCGTCGCCGGCCCCTTTCACGAACTCCGTGCCACCGTCGATGGCGTGTTTCTCTCGGGTCATAGTAGACTCACTCCGCTGTCGTCCGCGTCGGTCCGCCGCTGAGGCGTGTGCGTGAAGATGGCGTACCGGAGGGCGTCCATCGCGTGGTCGTGCTGCTTGAGCGGGTCGTCGCTGTCGCCGTCGTCCTTGTACTGGTACTGCGAAAACTCGTTGCGGACGTTCTGACAGTGCTCGGCGACCTGCAGCTCGTCCTGGTACTCCGAAACTTTCCGGATGCCCGGCGAGACTTCGTTGGCCGCCTTCTTGGCCGGCAGGTCGTAGTCCCGCCGGAACTCGAGGATGTTCGCCGGCTCCGCCGGGTCACAGTAGATGACGCCCTCGCCGTACTCCTCAAGGAACGACGCTGCGGCCCGGGCCTGGTCGCCGGTCGTGCAGCGGCGCTCGTACCACTCGTCGGCGACGATCCACTGGTCGCCGCGCCGGAGGATCGCGAGGATGACCGCCGGGTTGGAGTGCCCCCAGTCGACGCCGTAGACGACCTCGTCGTAGGTCTCGGGTGGCGCCGCGACGAGGTTGTCCTCGTCGAACCACGGGTAGACCAGTCCCTCGAAGTCGGTGAAC